GTTTCCTCGTCGTCCCCCTCGACGGCTCCGGCCCGCTCCTTCATGTAAAGACGTTCAACCCGCTGAACGACTACTACGGCATGAGCCCGATCGAGGCGGCAGGCTGGAGCATCGACCAGCACAACGAAAGCTCGGCATGGAACAAAAGCCTGCTCCAGAATGGAGCTCGTCCGAGTGGCGCCATGGTCTACAAGCCCTCGGGCGTGGTCGGCTCAACGCTGACCGACGAGCAGTATCGTGCGCTCCGCGATCAGATCGACGAGCGGATCTCCGGCACCGAGAACGCGGGGAAGCCGTTGATCCTGGACGGCGGACTTGAATGGCAGGAGATGGGGTTATCGCCTAAGGACATGGACTGGCTTAAAGGTCGCGACAATGCCGCGCGTGAAATCGCGATGGCGTTCGGCGTGCCGGCCCAGCTCCTCGGCATCCCGGGCGACAACACCTACAACAACATGGCCGAGGCGAAGGCGTCTTTCTATGAGGAGACGGTTGTCCCCCTGGGCGAATCACTCCTGGAGTCACTGAGCAACTGGCTCCTCCCGGCCTACGGGCTCGATGGCTACCAACTCAAGATGGAGCTCGACGACGTCTCGGCGCTCTTCCCCCGGCGCAAAGAAAAGTGGGACATGGTTTCCAATTCGACCTTTCTCACGATCAACGAGAAGCGACGCCAGCTCGAATACGATCCACTTGAGTCTCCGCTCGCCGACGAGCTCCTCGTCGCGGCCGGCCTCGTCCCGCTCGACGATCTCGGCGCGATGCCGGACGCGCCCCTCGGCGGCGGCGCGCCCCTCGGTGGCGGCGCGCCCCTCGACCCCGCCGCGCCCCCCGGCGAGGGCGACGACGCGGCCGACCCGGTCAAGCCGCCGGCATTGAGCAAGGCGGTCTCCCGGCTCCCGAGTGGCTTCCCGATCCGGAGCCGGCGCCCGTGAGCCGCCGCCAGATCATCCAGCGCCAGGAGGCGACCCGCCGGACGCTGGAGCGGATGCTCCGCGGCCGGGTCGCGGCCGAGCTCCGCTACACCGCGCGCGCCGCGGCGGCGAATTATCCCTACGTCGACACAGTCATCGCGGCCCACGTTCTGCGGATGGGGACCGTGATCGAGGAGTTCTACCTCGTGGCCTTGCGCGCGGGCGTGCGCGACATCGCGGTCGCGGTCGTCAAGGCTGGGCTCGAACCGGAGGTCAAGGCAGCGAAAAAGCCGTCGGACAACCTCGGCATCGCGATGCGCCGGTGGGCACGGCTTGAGTCCGCGAAGAAGGTCGTCGAGATCGGCAAGACGACACGGGACCGAATCAAGCTCGCGATCGACGCCGGACTCGCCAAGGGGCTCGGCGAGCGCGAGGTGTCGCAGTTCATCCTCGACCGGACCGGCGGGGCGATCGCCTCATCCCGGGCGCTGACGATTGCCCGGACCGAGTCCCACGGTGCTGCCCAGGCGGGGAGCCTGATGGCGGCCCAGGACCTCGGCGTCGTCCAAACGAAGGAATGGGTCACGGTCGAAGACGACCGGACCCGGGACGCGCATATCGAGGCCGACGGGCAGGTCGTCCCGGTCGATGACCCTTTCATTGTGGACGGCGAGGAAATCGCCTTCCCCGGCGACCCCAGCGGCTCAGCCGAGAACGTCATCAACTGCCGGTGCGTCATGGTCTACGGAGTCCAGGCGCTCCAGGGCGCCGGCACACCATCCAACTCAACCGAGGAATAGGCGCATGGAACGCAAACACTACACGATCGAGCTCAAGTCCCTGGACGAGAAGACCGGCGTCTTCGAGGGCTACGGTACGACCTGGGGCAACATCGACCGCGAGGGTGATGTCATCGTCAAGGGCGCCTTCGAGAAGAGCCTCGCGGAGCACAAGAGCGCCGGCACTCTGCCGAGCCTCTTCTGGAACCACGATGCCAAACTCCAATGCGGCGACTGGCTCGCGGCCGTCGAGGATGAGAAGGGGCTCCTTATGAAGGGCGCTCTCTGGCTCGGGAAGGGCATCCCGTGCGCGGAGCAGGCCTATATGATGTTGAAGGGCACCGGCAATAAAGGGCTCTCGAATGGGTTCATCACCCGCAAGACGGGCACCGCGCCGAAGGGTGCGCGCCGGGCCATCACCGAGGCGGAGATCCTCGAAACGTCGCTGACCTCAATACCGATAAACCAAAAAGCTCTTGTAACCAGTGTCAAGTCGATAGACCTCATCACTATACGGGACGCCGAGGAGATCTTGCGAGACGCAGGGTTCTCTATATCGGAGGCGAAAGCCTTCATTTCCGGCTTCCGTAAAGGTCTGGAGCCCGCTCGCGACGAGACGGCGCCCGCCCTAGCAGCACTCCGGAACCTCGCAACGCGGTTCACCCGCTGAGCTCCCCTCCCTTTTCCTCCACCCCTCCATTCCAAGGAATCTGTTCCCATGACCGAAGCCGCTGAACTTAAAGCCCTGACCGACGCTACCGAAGCCGTTGGCAAGTCCTTCGACGCGTACAAGAAGACCAACGACGAAGCGATCGCCACCCTGAGCAAGAAGGGCGTCGCTGATCCGCTCGTCACCGAGAAGCTCGCCAAGATGGACGGCGTCCTCGCTGACCTCTGCTCGGAAAAGGACAAGCTCGTCATCCGCATCAAGGCCTTGGCCGCTGCTAAGAGCACCGGCGACATCGACCTGAGCGAAGCCGAAGTCGAGGCGAAGAGCCTCTATAACGCGTACCTGCGCGACGGTCTGAACGTCAAGGGCCACGGCGGGCAGGAGTTCTTCGACGCGAAGTACCTCCCCAAGAATGACCCCGCCACGGGCAAGCCCGAGCGCAAGGCCCTGTCGGTCATCAGCGACCCTGATGGTGGCTACATGGTCACCGCCGACCTATCCGGCCGCATGGTGAAGAAGATCTTCGAAAGCTCGGACATGCGCCGCGTGGCATCGGTCCAGGCGATCGCGACCGACGCTCTCGAAGGCATCTTCGACCTGGGCGAAGCGGGTTACGGATGGGTCGGCGAGACCGCCGCCCGCCCCGCGACTTCCACCCCTCAAATCGGCAAGTGGCGCATCCCGACCCATGAGATGTACGCGATGCCGATCTGCACCCAGAAGCTGCTCGACGACGCCAACTTCAACCCGGAGCAATGGCTCGCTGATAAGCTGGCCGAGCGGTTCGCTCGCGCCGAGAACGCAGCCTTCGTCGGTGGCGTCACCAACACCGCGCCCCGTGGCTTCCTGACCTATGGGTCCGGCACCACCCTGCCCGGCACGATCGAGCAGGTCAACTCCGGCACTTCCGCCGCTGTTGGCGCTGATTCGCTGATGGACCTCGTCGGCTCGCTCAAGACTGCCTACCGTGCTCGCGCACAGTTCGGCATGAACCGCCTGACGCTCGTCCAGATCCGCAAGTTGAAGGACAGCGAGAACCGCTACCTCTGGGAGCCGGGCCTCAACGGCGCGACCCAGCAGCAGGTCCTCGGCTTCAACGTGAATGAGTTCAACGACATGCCGGCGCCGGCCGCTAGCTCGCTGAGCATCTGCTTTGCCGACTGGGCAGAGTTCTATCAGATCGTTGACCGTGTCGGTATTCGCGTCCTGCGCGACCCCTACACCAACAAGCCCTATGTCCAGTTCTACGCCACCAAGCGCACCGGCGGCGACGTCCTGAACTTCGAAGCGGGCAAGGTCTACAAGCTCGCGACCTGATCGCCATCCTGAGCGGCCCCTCCCCTCGCGCGTAATCCGCGCCGGGGGAGCGGGCACCTCGGGGCTCCGTCCACTCCATCCACACACTCCTCCCCCTCCATCCAGAAAGCACTACACCCATGGCACTTCGTGATCTCCTGAACAACCTGAAAGTTGTCCAGCCCATCGTCCCCCAGGTGCTCACCGGCACCGTCCTCACCGGCGTGACAGCCGTTGACACCCGCGACTTCGACAGCGCGGTGGTCCTCTTCAACTCCGGCGCCATTGTGGCGGCCGGCCTCCTCACACCCTCGGTGCATGAGTCCGACGACAATTCCACCTTCACCTTGGTCGCCGCCGCGGACCTTGAAGGCACCGCTCTAGTCGACCTGACCGCCAGCGCGACCCAGAAGGTCGGATACAAAGGGACGAAGCGGTATATCAAGCCCGCTCTGACCTACGTGTCCGGAACCTCAGTCGCCGTCGAGGCGCTGGTGATCCTGGGCAACGCTCACAACTCGCCGGTCGCCTGATGACGGAGGCGGGCGTTGCGCCGCGGTTCCATACCCTCACGGTCACACAAGAGGGTCTGGAGCTCGCGCAACTCAAGGACTTGATCCGGAACGTCGAGGACGACCTCGCCACCCTCAAGACCGAGCTCGCCAAGCGCGAAGACGCAGACTCACGGGGCCTCGCGAAACTGTCCTCCTAGGTAGCAGTCGCCCCACAAGTCCATCCCCGCCGAAGGCAGATAGGCGGGCGCTGGCACTTCTTTCCGACGGTCACCTCGAAGGGCCCACCCCGTGCGCGTTCGCTTCACCAAGCCGCTCAAGATCGCCCTCGATGGCCGCAACGTCGTGAGCTACGCAGCCGGCGACGTGCTCGACGAGCCGCACCCCGACATCCTCGGCTTCCCAGACTTCTTCGCTGTTGTCGACGAGGCGGAGGCGCGCGCCGAAGCGGCCGCCGCCCGGCTCTCCCAGGTCCGGGCGGCGCTCGCCGACGCGCGCGCCCAGGTCCGGGGGCTCGAAATGGATCTCCTGAGCCTGGAGCCGACCCGCGAGCTGGAGCCTATCGACGTTTTCGACGCGCCCGCGGAGGACCCGGAAACCGAAATCCTCGACGAGGGCACGAAGGATGAGCGGATCGTCAAGAAGAAAGCGCGCCGGTAACCGGTGAAACGCTACAGCGAGGCCATCACCGGCGCGGAACCGGTCACCGCGGCGGACCTCGCGGCGATCATCCGCGGGACAGACCCCGCGGAGAATGCGCTCCTGACGACCTACGGCCTCGCCGCCCGGCAACAGGTCGAGAGCCATTGCCGGATCGCGATCGTCCAGCGTACCGTGACGATGTTCCTCGACGGCTTCTCCATCCATTCCCGGAGCAGCGACTGGTTCGACGGGGTCCGGGAGCTCCCGATCTCTGAGCTCTACGGGGCGACCCGCGACATCACCGTCCCGCTCCCGCCGTTGCAGTCCGTGACCTCCATCACCACCTACGACGATTCCGACGCCGCGACGGTACTCGCCGCCTCGGCGTACTTCGTCGACACCGCGGCAAAGCGGCAGCAGGGCCGGATCGTCCTCCGCCGCGGCTCCGTCTGGCCGTCGGCCCTTCGCGTCGCGAACGCGGTCGGCGTCGTCTACGTTGCAGGGTTCGTCGACGGCGGCGTCCCGGCGGAGATCAAGCAGGCGATCCTCGGCGTAGCGGCTTACCTCTACGCGCACCGCGGCGACTGCGGCGGCGACTGCCTGAACGCGTGCGGCATGGCCGCGCTCGTGAGCTCCTTCGTCGTTCAAGAGCCACGATGAAATGCTCCGCGGTCTGCTCCGCCGACATGCGGACGCTCGTCACGATCGAGGAGGAAGTCCCGACCGGCGACGGGTACGGGGGCCAAACCGTTGTTTTCCAGTCGATCTTGAACGGCTTCGCGAAGGTCGAGAGCAAGAAGGGGCATGAGGAGTTCACGTCCCAAGCCCGGCGCGCGGTCACCCAGTACCAGATGACGCTCCGGTACCATCCGGCCGTG